AGATAAGCGCTGAAGAATTCGAATATGCAGAAGTCATCGGCACAATACACGACAAAGAGGAGGAACGACATGAACACAGCAATAATAATAACGGGTATGATATGCGCGACACTGATTGTCTTGGGGATTTTGAAACGATTTGATAAATAGCGCTTGACAAATGCACTTGACAAGTGTACATTAGTATTAGAAGAAATGGGTCTAAGCCTCAACGCTATATTGTGTTGGGGCTTTTTCTATGTCCACTAGAGCGGCTTTGGTTGCTTTGTTGGTTCCTCCTTTGTTTTGGGGTGCGTCGGTTTGGTTGGCCGGCGCATCTATTTATTCAGGTGAATATATGGCGAAAGCATTTGCTAAACGATTCTATAACAGTAGGCAATGGAAGGCCGCAAGGCAAGCGGCACTACGTAGGGATATGTTCACATGTCAACGATGCGGTGGCAGAGCAGAAGAAGTACATCACATCATAGAGCTTACGCCACAGAACATAGCAGACGATCTTATTTCATTGGGGATAAATAACCTTGAGTGTCTATGTCACAACTGTCACACGAAAGAAACGCAAGGCAGTGATGTTGCTGTGATAGAGGGGCTTGTATTTGATAGCGATGGCTATGTGGTTAGGCTGTAATCCCCCATAAAAAAACGCTTTTGAGGGGTGCCCAAAGACCGACGGTGAATCTGCTTTAACACTGACCGACGCATACGAGACACCCTACCCGAAAAGGAGGATAAAGAAATGGCGAGAAGAAAAGAATTGTCGAAAGAAGAACGAGTTTCAAACGAGATGAAAAGACTTCTCGACATATTCTCTGACTTGGATGGAGTTTCGTTGGCATCTATTGACGGGCTGCTTCGGCGTGCGGCATACATGAGAGTTACGCTCGAAGACTACGAGAAAGATTTAGACAAAGGCGGATACGTCGAGATGTTCACGCAGTCGACAAACACGCCGCCCTACGAAAGAGAGCGGCCGGTTGCGAGGCTTTATAATTCCATGAATCGAAACTACCAACTAATCATGAAGCAGCTTGTGGAATCATTGCCAAAAGAAGCGGCGTGCGAAGCAAGCGAAATCTTGAGTTTTATAGGCGGCTCAAAATGAACTGGGCTAAAGCCTATTTGGAAGCTATCCGATCAGGGCAAGAAGTTGTTTCGTTAAAGGTTCGCAAGGTATATGAGCGCGAATGCGCATGGATGGACGACCCTAACTTTGAATTTCGCTTTGATGAAGAGAAAGGCAATCGTCCGATAGAATTCATCGAAAGATTCTGCCGCCACTATGAGGGCGAATGGGCAGGAAAAAAGATTGAGTTAGAGCTGTTTCAGAAAGCGAAGATTCAGTTAGTCTTTGGATGGGTTGACGATAACGGGTTCAGGCGATTCCGCGAGGTTATTGACGTTCGCGGCCGCAAGTGTGGGAAGTCAACAGAGACCGCCGCAGTTGAGCTGTACTGCTTAGTCGCAGACGGTGAGGGCGGTGCGCAAGTTTGTTGTACGGCTAACAAAAAAGATCAAGCCTCAATCATATTCAAATCGGCCGTTGCAATGAGACAGCAGTCTAAAGAATTGAGATTAATTACACGCAAAAGGCAAAGCGATATATATATGCCGTCGACGATGTCGACGCTTGTCGCGTTGGCGGCGGACTCGAAGACGATGGACGGACTGAACGCTCATTTTTTTTCGCAAGACGAATGGCACGAGGCGAAGACGCGCAAGATATACGACGTGATGAAACAGTCTCAAAGCGCAAGGCGACAACCGTTAGCCTGGTTAATATCAACAAACGGCTTCCTTCGGGAAGCTTTTTTTGATGACAGATATGACTATGCCTCGAAAGTCGCCATGTGGGAGAAAGGGTTTCATGACTTACGAGTGCTGCCGCTAATCTATGAACTAGATCATCGTGACGAATGGATGGATGAGAAGTGCTGGGCCAAAGCGAATCCGGGACTTGGAAAGATTAAGTCAATCGAGTCGCTTCGCCAATGGGTGGACGCGGCCAAGCGAGATCCGACCGCATTACCGACACTACTCACGAAAGATTTTAACATCGCGGAAAACTCGAGCGAGTCATGGTTGCCGTTTGACGCATGCGTGAATGAAAAAGTCGTTGGCATGGATTACCTCCGGAAATCTTACGCTATCGGAGGGTGCGACTTATCGTCAACGACCGATTTGACATGCGCGACGCTTTTAATCGTAAAACCCGAGACGGACGAACTTTTTGTTTTGCAAAAATATTTCTTGCCTGAAATGCGAGTCAATGCGGTCGAGGCGAACTCCGCAAGAGAAGCACCGTACAGGATATGGGCTAAAAACGAATGGCTGCACATATGTGACGGCGCAAGCGTTGACTATCGAGCAGTGACGCAGTGGTTTGTTGACATGGTCGAGATTCACGACATCCGACCACTTTGGGTTTGCTATGATCGGGCGTTGGCCGGATATTGGGTTGAAGAAATGCAATCATACGGCTTCGACATGGAAAAAATAGCTCAAGGTCCGTTTACGTGGACTTATCCGATGAAGCGGCTCGGAGCGATGTTATCCGAACACAAGATTGTTTCTGAAAATAATCCGATGCTTCGTTGGTGTTTAACCAACACCGCTCAAAAAACGACAAACAAAGACGGCATTCAATCCATTCAGCCGGTTAAGACATCGGCAAATAAACGTATTGACGGAATGGTATCACTGCTAAATGCGTTTGTTGGATACTGTAATCACGAGGAAGAGATACGAAAATTTGCGAGGTAAAAAAATGAATCTTAGAGGGGCGATGCAAGTCCTGTTTGGCAAGCCTAAAGCCGTAGCGAAGTTGTCGAGCTGGAAAGAAGTAGGGAATTACACCTCCGTTTTTTCGAACGTGAGTTCCGACATATACGCGTCGGAAGTGGTTCGCTCGTGCATTCGGACATTGGCTGAACATACAAGCAAGGCAAACGTTCAAGTTTTGCGCGGTGGTCAAAAAGGCGATTCTAGCCTACAGCGCATGATTCAATATCAGCCAAACATGTTCATGAACGGCAAGGATTTTCTCTATAAAACAAGAGTACTGCTTGAAGTTAGCAACATTTGTTTTATTTATATTCAGAGAGACGATACAGGAAGATGTATTGGGCTTTATCCGATGCCGCCGGCCATTTATGAAGCAATTGAAACGGTTAAAGGGCTGTACATCAAATTCAATTTTTTGAATGGAAATTCTACTGTTCATCCGTGGAAAGACTTGGCGGTTCTGAGAAAAGATTATTATAGTTCGGATATTTTTTGCGAATCAAACAATTCGATACAAACAAGCTTGGATTTGTTGAATGTGACAAATCAAGGTATGGCGAACGCGATTAAGTCAACATCAAATCTGCGCGGCGTGCTCAAGAGCACAAAAGCGATGCTGTCCGACGAAGCGGTGAAGAAAACAAAAGACGATTTCGTTCGCGATTATCTTGGTTTCGACAATTCGTCGGGGATTGGGTCGCTTGACGCTTACACCGATTTTATTCCGGTAACTTTACAGCCGATGTTGGCCAGTTACAAAAGCGTTGAGGAATTAAGGCTCAACGTGTATCGCTATTTCGGAGTGAATGAAGATGCGATAATGTCTAAAATCAGCGGCGATACTTGGGAAGCATTCTATGAAGCGAAGATTGAGCCGGTGTTGTTAGCGTTAGGGCTAGAGCTTACTAACAAGATTTTCACGGCCCGAGAAAAAGGCTTTGAAAATGAAATCGTATTCGAGTCGAACCGGATGCAGTATATGTCAACGTCAAACAAGTTGGCGTTGGTTCAGATGGTTGACCGTATGGCGCTCACGCCAAACGAATGGCGACAGATAATGAATCTTGCGCCGGTGCCGTGGGGCGATGAGCCACAAAGCTGGCAGAATCCGAAAGGGGCAAGCGAAGAAGAAAGCGAGGAAGAGGATGATAAGCAAGGATAGAAATTATCGCTCGTTCGAGTTCCGCATGGATGAGAACGAGAAGAAAGTTGACGGATATGCGGTGACGTTCGATAGGGAAACCGTACTATACGAATACGAAGGTGTCCAATTCAAAGAAATTATTGATAGGAATTCATTCGCTGGAACACAAATGTCTGATGTGGTGATGAATTTTAATCACGGTGGCAAGCCGGTCGCGAGAACAAAAAACAACACATTAACGCTCACGGTCGATGATGTCGGCCTTTTTGTTTCTGCAGATTTAAGCGGCACGGAAGAAGGACGAAAGCTATACGAAGAAATCAGGGGCGGGTATATAGACAAGATGTCCTTTGCTTTCACGGTTGCAGAAGAAGAATACGATCAAAAGAATCACACGAGAAAAATCAAAGGTATCAAGCGGCTATATGATGTGGCCGCAGTTGATATACCGGCGTACGAATCAACATCAATACAGGCTCGCAGTTATTTTGAGGCGGAGGCCGAGAGAGAACGCGCGGAGGCGAGACGAGCGGTAGCGGTTGAGAAGGCACGGTTCGAATATTTAACAGGAGGCAAGGTATGAATTTGGAAGAAGTAAACAAACGTTTGGCTGAAATTGACATTGAAGTCAGAGAAAGCGAAGACGTAGAAGAGATCAAAGCGCGCACGGCTGAAAAGATAGAACTTTTGGAGCGCAAAGCGGAGCTTGAAGATCTCGAGACTAGAAAACAAGAGGCAATAAGCATTCAAACAGGCGAGATCGTTGGAAAGACGATTGAGACCACTTCACAGGAGGCTAGAAAAATGACAATTGAGGAAATCCGCGCGAGCGCAGAATATCGTTCCGCATTTTACAAATCGTTACAGGGCAAGGAATTGAACGAGACAGAGCAGAGAGCATACACCAGCGCGGCGGCGTCTAGCGGCTCCGCAATTCCGGAAGCGTCACAGGATCTGCTTTTCACAAAGATGGTAAAGAAAGCGCCGATGCTTTCAGAAATCACTTTGCTGCGCGTTGCTGGTAACGTGACATTCTCGACCGAGGGCGCAAGAACGGACGCAGTACTGCACACCGAGAACGCGGCGATTACTGCGTCGACCGACACGCTTGTCAAGGTTTCTTTGACCGGTTACGAATACAACAAGCTGATTTATATCTCAAAGGCCGTAGCTACAATGTCCATTAACGCCTTTGAGGGTTGGTTGCTCGAGATGATCGCTGACGATATCGCAACAGCGATTGAAGACGCCATCATTAACGGCTCTGGCTCATCCGCACCGAAGGGCGTCGCTTATGCCGCCACTTGGTCAACCACTACGAACTTGGTTGTTGTGACAGGAACTGCGACGATCGCATATACCGATATTCTCAACACGGTTGCGAAGCTCCCGGCACGATATGATTCTAATGCTAAATTCCTCGTGTCGAAGCAGATGGCATATCAGGGATTAGCCGCTATTGTTGATACGTCAAAGCGTCCTATTCTCATTAACGACGTGGCAGACGGCTACTCATTCAAGGTTCTTGGGTATCCGGTAATTGTCTCTGACAAAGTCCCGGAAAAGACACTGTTCTTCGGTGACTTCAAGAAAGTCGTTGGCAACTTGGCGCAAGATATTGCCGTTGAGCGCGACGCGTCCGCTGGCTTTGCTTCGAATTCTATCGCTTACCGAGGCGGCGCGATCTTTGATTGTACCGTTGCACTGAACGATGCGTTCGTGAAGCTAACTACGAATACATACTGATGAACTGAGGAGGCGACCCGATGAACAAGATTTTGATAGCCATACCGACCACCGGACAAGTTGAGATTGAATATGTAAATTCCATATTGAGACTGTCGAGGACGGTCACGGCTGACATCATCCACTCATCGGGTTCTCTCGTTTACGCAGCGCGTAATGACTTTGTCAAAACCGCCCTGGATGGCGAGTACACGCACATGCTATTTATCGATTCCGATATGGTGTTTAACGCCGATGCGCTCAACGTTTTGTTGAGCCACGACAAAGACATCATTTCGGGGTCGATTTTTAGCCGTGTTAAACCTTACAAACCTTGTTTTTATAAAAAGCTGAAGCTAGGCGAGCAAGGCGAGGTTGAATGTGAACGTGTAGAAGAACTACAAGACGGACTGCAAGAAGTCGAAGGTGCTGGAACGGCTTTTCTCTTGGTTAAGACAAAAGTCTACGCGGATATCATCGAAAAGTTTGGAACATATCCCTTCAATCCGTTGACTGGGTACGGAGAAGACCTGTCATTTTGCCTACGCGCAAGAATGTGCGGCTATAAGATCTTCGTTGACAACGATCTAACGATAGGACACATCGGAAAGACGATAGTGACGAGTGCGGACTATGAGGTTTAGCGTTATTGTTCCGTCAAGAAACGGCGCGAATCGTATTCATCATGCGCTAACGTCGATTCGGCAGCAGACATTTTCAGACTACGAATTAATCGTAGTTTGTGATTCATGTTCCGATTCTACGGCTGATGTCGCGAAGACATTCGGGGCGCAAGTCCTTGAGGTCGATGTTAAAAGTGCTGGATTAGCAAAGAACGAAGCGCTAAAAGTCGCGCAGGGCGATTATTTATTATTCTGCAACGATGATGATTTGTTCGTTCACGCGCAAGCTTTCGAGATTGTTGACGTTTGGCTAGAAAAATTAAAGTGCGACGTCCTTTGCTTTGGCTTCATCATGGGCAAGCTTGGATATCGACATCCGTTATCAAACGGCGGCAAATTTTTTCCGGGCGAAACGCTCAAGGCGTGGCGGCGGTCGTTTGTTGGCGAAACAAAGTTTATCGCAGATCAAATAACTCACGACTCGCATTTTATGTCGGACATTTTCAACAAGAAACCAAACATCGGGATTCTTGACGCGCCGATTTATTATCACGACTGGATGCGCGAAGGTTCCTTAACGTGGCAGAGAGCAAAGGGGTTGATTTAATGGTTACTGCTGATTATTTGGCCAAGATAAGAAGAGGGGTTCGAATCACGCAAGACGATGATTTTGACGAAGAGTTGAAAGACATCATCGAAGAGTGTCGGCAAGACCTCGTTCAGCTTGGTGTCATCGAAGAAAAAGCCAACGATGAATCCGACCCTGTGATTCTTGGGCTGGTGCGATGTTTCGCGCGTTGGAAGTTTCCAATAGACGAAAAGGCGGCTGAGCTGAATCGGGGCGACTATATGATTCTTCGGGATGAGATTCGGAGGAGGCTTGAATATGTGGTCGACTAAGATTCAGTTGGGCGACTGGTCAGAGACGATTGTTGAAGGCGTTCCGACTAGGTCTACCGCGTGGCGTACTGTTTTTGCCGATAAGAAAAGTATTCGCCAATCAGAATTTTATGCGGCTGACAATGTGGGGTTAAAGCCGGAGGTCATGTTCCTTGTGCATGCGCACGAATACAAAGGCGAAGAATGTGCAAAGTGGAACGGCGTCGAATTCTCGATATTAAGGACGTATGAAAACAAGGCCGTGACGGAGTTGGTTTGCGGCGCTCGGGTTGGTGATTTGAATGGCTAAGAAGAAAGAGCCATTTACCTTCGAGTCAAACCTGCACAAGGTCGTGCCTAAGATAGAGGAAGCACCGTACAGGGTGTTAAACGTTATCGGCCAGAATTTGGTCAAGGAAATAAGAGGCACGCTCCGGCAGTACTATAAAAAAAGGTCGGGGAACCTGGACAAGTCGCTGTCGTATTGGGCGCGAAAAAAAGAGAAAGATTTGCAAATCGGGTTCAAGATTTTTTATGCGCCGTTTGTGATGGAAAACGACGATCCATTAAGGCCGGTCGTTGTAAAAAATGCAGAACTGATTAAACAGATGATCGCTAAGGCGATAGAGGAGATTAATAATGAGCGATAAAGTCGAGAAAGCAATGTACACGCTGATAAAAAGCGTATACACGAATGTATATCGTCAACGCGCTCCGCAGTCTCCGACATTTCCGCATGCGGTTTGTTTTATATCGAGCGCGACGCCGACAACACCATCCACTGACTATTATTTCGAAGTCAACGTATACGATTTGCCGTCATCGTCTGCAAAGGCGATAAGAGATATCGCGGATTCGATCGCTGATTTATTAGACTGTCGAGTCTTGATTCAAGACGGACTGAACATTCATTCGGTTTTAGAACAGCAGCAATACGTGTCATCTACAGATTTAGTAGACGCACAAATGATTAACATGCGCTTCGTTGTGAGGGCATACGAAATTGGAGGCTAAAAAATGAAAGTAACAGGAGAGAAAATCATGCTGGGATGCGGTGTCGTTTCCGTTGGGGGTTTCCCGATTGGGTTGACACGCGGCGGTTCGTCATTTGTTGTCGAGCGCGAATATCGAAACATTGAAGCGGACTGCGACCGTGGTCCGGTTAAGGGCCGGGTTGTGATTGACACCGAAGTGTCAAAGCTGACCGTGAATGCGCTCGAGCCGTTTGCTATGGACGAGATCAAACGATACTATCCGGCGCTGGACTTGGACACGTCAAATGAGAATTACGACTCGATAACAGGCACGCTTTCTGTAGTCGCCGGCGACTATAACGATGTCACGTTTGTCGGCAAAACAAAAGACGGCAAAGCGGTCACCATTGAGGTTGACGACGCATTGAACCTTTCGAACCTCGAGCTTGGGCTTGAGGAGAAATCTGAAGTCGTGGCAAGCATGGAATTCACCGGACACTACGACGAATCGGCAAGGGAAACACCGCCGTGGCGCGTTAAGTTCGCTAAGACCGCGTCGTACACAGTGACATTCACCGTTGGAGACGGTTCTAATGTAGCGGGCGCGACTGTTAATTTCTATGGGCGCGAAGTGCTTACCAACGCTTCGGGAGTAGCGGTTTTCGCATCTATCCCGGCCGGCACAAACATTCCATTTAGTGTCGTAAAGGGCGGCTATGAAACATTCTACGGCGCGGTCGATGTCGCTTCGGCTGAGACAGTGTCGGTTACTATTACAGCACTGTAAGACGGTGGAGCGGGGGTTTCCTCGCTCCGCTATTTTTCTATTGAAAGGTGGAAATATGAAAGAGTTTGATTTGGACTCAGTTTTTATAATGTCTGAAATATTAGACAAGACTGGTTTTATGGTGGATCTGAAAAAAATCGTCGCATCAATGAAAACCGAAGAGATCGAGAATCTCCGCGACGCACAAAAAGTAGGTCGTGAGGTCGGCGTGGGCTTGGTCGTGCAAATCATGGGCGATCTGTCAAAGTCAATTTATAAGGCACAGCCGGAGGTCAAAAAGCTAATAGCACATATGACCGACAAAAAAATCGAAGAAGTTGGCAAGATGAGCCTTAAAGAGATCATCTCGTTTTTTAAAGAGCTTGTAAATGTCGAGGGCTTTGAGGATTTTTTCAAGCAAGCAGTGAGCTAGATCAAGCGAAGACGGTCGGCTTACTGCTTTGCCATTATCACGACATAAATTATATTCGATCGCTGCCGTTGAAAGTCGCGGTCAAGATGATTAAGAACGCTAAAGAAAAAGACCACAGGGAATATTATTATCGTCAATGGCTGATGGTTTTCCCTAATATGACGAAAGAAAATTTCGTAGGATTTGAGGAATATTATCAAGACCGCGTTGCGCCGAAAATTGACATGCGTGCGACAGAGGAAATCATGTCAGAAATTCTTGGGGGGTAGGCATGGAATTATTCAAACTGTTTGGTTCTATCCTTATCGACAATAAGGATGCGATAGACAAATTAAATAAAACGGACAAAAAAGCGTCCGGCATCGGCGCTACGCTAAATAAAATGGGATCGTTTGCGGCCAAGGCTGGAACGGCAATACTTACGCTTGGAACGGGCGCGGCTACCGCTATGACTAAACTAGCGACAAACACAGCGAGTAGCGCAAAAGAAATCGACAAGTTTTCAAAAGTAACAGGATTTACAACTGAGGCATTCCAAGAGTGGGATTACATCATGAAGCAAAACGGTTACTCGATGGAACAGGCTTCCGGCGACATGGCAGCTCTTGCGGAAAAAGCTATGGATGCCGCAGCCGGCGCAGGCGAGGGTGCTGAATTATTTGGTAAACTTGGTGTTCAAGTGACTGATTCTTCTGGCAAGCTTAAATCTCAAGAACAGTTATTCGAAGAAACCATAACCGCATTGCAAGGCATGAATAACGAAACCGAAAGAAACGCGATTGCCTCTGCCTTGATGTCGACAACGGGCGAAGAACTGACACCTATCCTAAGCAAGAACTCAGACGAAATTGAACGCATGAAACAAGAGGCACACGACATGGGCGGCGTTATGAGTGAAACAGCGGTTTCCTCTGGCGTTGCTTTATCTAACACAATTTCTCAATTTCAAACAATGGGTGCAAGTCTCATGAACAGCTTGGGGTCTACTTTGATGCCAGTATTTCAAACTGTCCTTGATTTAATTCTTGAAAATATGCCGATGATTCAGTCGCTTTTTCAACAACTTGCGCCGATTTTGGCAGATGTTTTTTCGAAATTATTGCCGCCTTTATTGGACTTGGCAACGGCTTTGCTCCCTCCGATTCTCGACATTATCACTATGCTCATGCCTATTTTGGGCGATTTGTTAAAATCGATTATCCCGGTCCTGATTACGCTTTTGGAGACGCTCTTGCCGCCAATCATTGAAATTGTAGAGAAGTTGCTCCCTGTGCTGTTGCCGCTTATTGAATCACTCATGCCGTTGCTTGAGCCGATTTTGAGCCTTTTGACACCGCTATTGGATGCGATATTATTGGTGCTTGATCCGTTGATTGATTTAATCAATATGATATTGCCGCCATTGATTGCGATTTTGACCACCGTTATAAACACGGTTATCCCACCGCTATCTGCTGCATTCGCGGCTGTTGGCGGCATCATTTCCAACGTTTTCGCGGTCGCAGTATCTGCTCTGGCGCCAGTTATGACAGGGTTAATGGCATATTTTAGGACAGCGTCTGATGTCATTACCAACGTTCTGGGCAACGCGTTCAAGGGGATTTCCGGATATGTTGACGGAGCAAAAAAAGCCTTCAAAGGCATTGTCGAATTTTTGAAAGGCGTGTTCACCGGAGACTGGAAACGCGCATTCGACGGATTAAGAAACGTCGTGTCCGGATGGGGTGAGGCAATTGGCTCTATCTTCAAATTCCCGATTAATACGCTGATTGATTTAATCAATAAATTTATTGGCGGGCTGAACAAACTAAAGATCCCGGATTGGGTGCCAAACGTTGGCGGAAAGGGAATTAACCTTCCCAAAATTCCAAAGCTAAAAGTTGGTATGGACTATGTTCCGTCTGATGATTTCCCGGCGCTACTGCACAAAGGTGAAGCGGTTTTGACTGCCGAAGAAAATGCCGCGTACCAGTCTGGTAAGGGTGGTGCGACTTACAACATTTATCTGAACAACATGCCCGCTTCGGACGCCGAAAAGAGAAAATTAGCACAATACATCGAAGAAGAGCGCAGACGCGGGCTAATGTCTAGGGGGGTCTTCGCATGAACACAATCAATTCTGTCGACATAGCAACATACGACCTTTTAATTCTCAAAGTTCCTCCTATCATAAGCCCACAGCGCCGGGTGCGGAATATTTCGGTGCCCGGCCGCAGTGGTGTCTTGCGAGAATGGTCGGGCGACTACGAAGCGTACACCAAAAAACCGGAATTTTTGTACAAAGGCGAAAGCCTTAGCGATGCAATGGATTTTTTGAGAAATGCAACATTGATATCTTTCGAAAACGAGCCGGAATACTGCTACGAAGTGTCTGCAGATGAAGTCGTTGAGAGCGAACGCGGCAAGGCCGGGGAAATGTATATCAAATGCAGATATCTGACTCAACCGCTCAAGCGTTTAGTCAATGAACCAACTCTCGATGAAGAGACAACCTACACTGTCACAAACATAGGAAACGAGCCGGCACTGCCCAAGATCATTGTCACCGGTTCCGGCGAGCAGACCGTGACGATAGGGAGTCAGACATTGACGATTGACTTTGCTATCGGCGGCGAGACCATTACGATTGATTCGCTAAACGGTCAAATCTATGATGCATATGGCGCGAGTGCGTGGAGCAAAGTCACTGGAAACCTGCCGACGATCCCGGTATCCGAGTCGAGCATCACGATTTCAACGACCGGAACCGCTTTGACTGTTTATCCTAACTGGAGGTGGACTTGATGCTGATTTCAGACGGTACGATTCGCGGTCAAATTAATCCGATCTCTGCGGTTATCCGTCAGGAGATCAACGGTGAATATTCTTGCGAGGTTCAAATCGCTCAAAGCGACCCGCTCGCGCAGTATTTCGGCATTGACGCGATCGTATATTTAGATGATGCGGACGGCAAGGTTCAGCAGTTTCGACTTGAGCGGCCGGAAAAGACGCTTGATTCTCTGCGTGCGTTCGGCTGGCACATCAGTCAAGACTTAGCGCATGACATGATTATGAATAGCGCATGGATCACACAGACAGGCGCGGCCGTGTTGCCGGACTTGCTAACAAAAGGTATTTCAGAAACAAGGTTTTCCGGCACGTCAGACATCACTGCGGAAAATTCTCTCCGTATCGTCAGAAAAAGCATTCTTAATGCATTAATCGGCGACGATGACAACACGTTTCTCAACCGTTGGGGTGGAGAGATTGAGCGAGACAACTTCACGGTCAATATGAAACAACGCTTGGGTGCAGATCGTGGATACAGAATTGTTTACAGAAAGAACTTAACAGGTATTGAGATCATCGACGACGCATCAACTATCGTCAATCGAATCGTGCCGACATTCTTGAACGCTTCGGACGCTGCGGTGTTGCTTCCGGAAACCTATATTGATTCTGATCGCATTGGTGACACAGCGATTCCGCACGTTCAGGCGATCCATTACGGCGACATAAAGGTCGGCGCAGAAACAGACGGAGAGATTCCGTTCCCGACGTTGGCATCCGCATATGCAGAAGTCCGTGCGAGAGTTCAAGCGCTGTACGATGGCGGGATTGACAGGCCGATGCTGACCGCAGTCGTCGAGTTCGTGCAGTTAAGAAACACGGTCGAATATGCGGATTACACAGCATTGGAAACCGTCCTATTGGGCGACACGATTAGAGCTGACTATGAAGATTACACGATCATTAATCGGGTTGTCGCTTATGAATGGGACGCGGCGCTAAAAAAATACAACAGCATTACACTGGGCGCGGTTCGACCGTCTGTTGATTCAATGACTGCATCTATCGTGACACAGGTATCGGATTCCGTTTCTGCCAACGTCGGAGAACGGTTAGTGTCCTCAATCGTGTCTGAATTGGTCAAGATCAATGAGCACATCAACGGATCAATGGGCTATTACTCGACCACCGTAACCAATGCGGACGGCTCAAGGTTGACCTATCTGCACGACGAGGAAGATCTGGAAGAGTCCCTTTATATATCATACGTTCCCGAGCCTGGCTCGTATGTTTGGACGGATACAGGGTGGAACTCTGGCTCCCCATCGTGGCACTACGGATTCACGCAAGACGGAAACGCCGTTTTTCGCCTGCTATCAACAGTCGGTATAAATGCCGATTGGATTAACGCCGGTTCGATTGACACCGATGTCATATATGTTGGTGATCAAACACTAACAACGGCGTTAGCGAATATGCAGACGCAGATCACAGGGCTAGCGTCCGGTTCGTCTAATTACTTATTAAATTCCACGTGGGGCACATACGACAATCCGGCCTCAAATTTCTGGGGCGAGGGCTTGACATGGGAAATGCTGGAGAAACGCGCGGTCGATTGGGCGACGATTGAGGCATCGATAACAGATTGGAATGACTTTGAAAGCGGTGACTGGTAATGGGGATAGACACGACTATAAGATATAACGACCATAATTCCTACAAAATTACTGCAAATCTATTGGGCTATCCGTTCGGTGTTCAAGACATGTCACATCTAACGCATTCGTTCGCGGCGTATGCCACCGCAGGGCTAGCACAGGCGACGCGTGCGAAGACGCTATTTTTTGATGCCGATGGCGCGAAGCTGTCGGAAGTAAGCCATGATTTCGCGGTGACGACGATTTTCGAAAAGGTTGAAATCACCGTACCGGTTCCTTCGACCGCGATGCAAGCGCAGTTGATGCTTATTCGTGGTGCGTCGGACTGGTGGATAGCAGAGCCGAAATCAGAACAAGGCGAAATCGCGACGCCGTACAACGTCAATTATGCCGGACAAATGACCTATATTACACCGAATGGCGTGTACACCGGATTCATCGCGGCACACCAAATTGTTGTTTCCGGAACGGCATCAAACCCAGACGAAACACTAGAAACAAGGTTAGTGACGATTAACCAGAACGCCATTAAC